GGAAAAACATATAAGTTAACGGGTACATTTGCACCATTAAATCAGATACTTGGCATTTTTTACTCTTAATTTGATATATATTATAATAATAAACAGTTACAAAAAGGAAGATTAGTATGGCAAAAAGAAAAAGTTTTGATGAGAAAAACAAAAACATTCACAAATCCCGTAAATTAATTATAGATACGGTATTTGGAAGACAAGATAATACTCAAAGAGTATTTGGTTATGATGGTGAAGTAAAAGAAAAAAGAGAAGTAGGAGATAGATGGACTGACAACGATGGAAAAGAGTGGGAGCAAAAAGAAGGATTTGTTTCATCGGTTACTCAAATGGATGATGTTAGAGAATTTTTACAAAAAATGAACACATGCCATGGAGTAGATTGTAAAACTGACAAATATAGTTACGCAGATAAAAAACTAATTCGTAAAACCGGATTATGTATAATTTGTTTGGCTAAACAGGAAAGAAAACTTCAAGAAGATGGTACATATCCATTTTATGAAGATTACAAAATAACTCTTAATAAATTGGGATTTGTTAGAGATACAAAAGCACAATATGAAGAAGCTTTATTGGGTATCAAACAACAAATAGAACAAGTTACCGAAGATGGTAGAGTTGAAAAATGGACATGGGATATTGATATTGAAAAAGTAAAAACGGATTTAAAAAAAGATATAGATGGTGCTTACGATGCTATTGAAGCATTGATAGAACGTAAGTTAGCATTAGAAAATAAGTTACGAGAATTAAATCATCCAGAATTGATAAAAAATTAATTATGAAAAAATTATTAGACATTAAAAACATTGCATTATTAGTATTAATTGCAATAGTAGTTTTCCAACAATGTGGTGGAAACAAAAAAGGAACCGGTGAAATTGTAAAAGTTGATGGTAAAAAATATGAACTTATTAAACACGAAATTGATACAGTTGAAGTAGTTAAAACAAAAATAGTAACTAAAAAAGGTACGGATATTGTACATGAAGTAATTTTGCATGATACGGCAATTAAATTAATTGATGTAGATACGGTTGCATTATTGCATGATTATTTAGCAAAATATATCTACAAAGATACATTACATTTACCTGATAGTTTGGGTGAAGTTTCTCTTATAGATACAATTTCAAAAAACAAAATTTTAGGTAGAACTTTTAACGCAAAAGTAAAACAAAGAGAAATTAAAGAAACTCTTATTGTTAAAGAATTGCCTAAAACTCAAGTATACTACGGATTTACAGGTGGTTTTAACAAAGCAGATGTGGTTTCAAATATTGGAGCCGGAGTATTAATTAAAACTAAGAAAGATAAAATATTTCAATTAGGTTTAGGAGTTTCTAATAAAGTTGGAACCGATGGAACTAGTGGTGTATTGTCTCCATTTATTGGGGGTGGTGTATATTGGAAGATTAAATTCAAAAAATAATGGGAGTTCAAGGGCAACCTAAGAAAACATTAAAAGAAATAATAGCTGAAGAATATCGTAAATGTGCGTTAGACCCCATTTATTTTATGAAGAAGTATTGTGTTATTCAACACCCGGTGAGAGGAAAAATACCCTTTCACCTTTATCCTTTCCAGGAACAATGTTTAACGGATTTCAAAGATAATCGTTTTAATATTATTCTTAAATCACGCCAGTTGGGTTTATCGACCTTATCCGCAGGGTTTATTTTGTGGAAGATGTTATTCAACCAAGACTACAATGCATTGGTAATCGCAACTAAAGTGACTGTAGCGAAGAATCTGGTAGAGAAGGTAAGAGTTATGCACGACTTACTTCCTATTTGGTTAAGAGATGGTGGTAGTAGTTCGGTAGAAGATAATAAACTTTCCCTTAAATTAAAAAATGGTTCACAAGTAAAAGCAATTGCAAGTTCTCCAGATGCAGGTCGTTCGGAGGCCCTATCACTATTAATTGTTGACGAAGCTGCATTCATTAGAGATATTGATGAAATTTGGTTATCAGCACAATCAACTCTATCAACAGGTGGTAATGCAATCGTATTATCTACTCCAAATGGTGTGGGTAACTGGTTCCATAAAATGTGGGTAGAAGGTGAGAGTGGTGCAAACGGATTTAATTGTATTAATTTACATTGGACAGTACATCCAGAAAGAAATCAGGCATGGAGAGATGAGCAAACCCGTATTTTAGGAGTAAAGGGTGCATCACAAGAATGTGATTGTGACTTTGTTGGTTCGGGTGATACGGTAATTGAACCGGCACTACTAACGTGGTATAAAGACACATATGTTATGGACCCGATTGAAAGAGCAGGGTTTGACGGCAATTACTGGAAATGGGAACATCCAAATTATAATAGAGCGTATATGGTGGTTGCCGATGTCGCTAGAGGTGATGGAGCTGATTATTCCACATTCCAAATTATTGATATTGAAGATTCATCACAAGTTGCAGAATATAGAGGAAAAATTGAGACAAGAGATTTTGGATATTTTTTAGTAGCAGTTGCAACTGAATGGAATAATGCACTTTTAGTAGTGGAGAATTCAAATGTTGGTTGGGCAACTATTCAGGCAGTCATTGATAGAGGTTATGGTAATTTATTCTATATGAGTAATGACTTAAAATATATAGATGTTGAAAAACAAATGTCTAACAAATATTATAGAGATGAAAAACAAATGGTAGCAGGATTTTCTACCACAACCAAAACTAGACCACTCATCATTTCAGCGTTAGATACCTATATGACAAGTAAAGATATCTTAATTCGTTCACAGAGACTTATAGATGAATTATTTACATTTATTTGGAATAATGGTAGAGCTGAAGCTATGAAAGGATACAATGATGATTTGACAATGGCAATGGCAATCGGACTATGGGTTCGTAATACCGCACTTCGTTTAAAGCAAGAAGGTATTGATTTAACAAAGAATATGTTGAACTCAACTCAAATAAATAAATACGAAGGGTTGATAACAACAAACCACCTTAAACAAAATCCGTATGAAATGGATTTAGGTAAAGGCCAGATTGAAAACTTAACTTGGTTACTTAAGTAATTTTTTTATATTTATATAGTGAAACTATTCTAAATGAACGAAGACTTAAATAAGTGGTTTAAAGAAAAATGGGTAAACATCGGAAAAAAGGTCGATGGTAAACACCCACCATGTGGAACTTCTGGAGAAAAAAGAGGTTATGCAAAATGTGTTCCTGCAGCAAAAGCAGCCGGAATGAGTAAAAAAGAAAAAGAAAGTGCAACTCAAAGAAAAAGAGCTGCTCAAAATGATGCAGGTAGAGGTGGAAAAGATGGTGGTAGTCAAGGTAAAAAACCAATAAATGTTTCTACTAAACCAAAAAACGAAGAATGGAGTGATAAATATAAAAGTAGTATAGATTGTAATAATCCAAAAGGTTTTTCTCAAAAAGCACATTGTCAAGGAAAGAAAAAAAATGAAAATATGAATATAGAAGAAAGACTAAATTTATTTTTAGAAAAGAATTGTCCAACCGATGCAGGTAAATGGGCAGCATCTAAAGCAGCCGCAAAATCCAAATTTAGTGTATACCCATCGGCATACGCAAATGGTTGGGCAGCAAAAAACTACAAAGGTAAAGGTGGAGGTTGGAGAACTTGTAGTGAAAGTTTAGGAGAATCAAATGCATTAGATGAAGCTTGTTGGGATGGATATAAACAAGTTGGTGGTAAAATGAAAAATGGTAAAATGGTTCCAAATTGTGTTCCTATAAGTGAAGATATCGATAGTGATGATGATGTAAATTATGGTTTAGTTGAACCTGAAGAATACGATGTAGAAGATGAGGATATGGTAGATTTTATTTCTTTTATGAGAAGTTATAGTAAACAATTATCAGAAGCCAATTGTGGATGTGTTTATGAAGCAGAATATCAGGGTAGAGATGTTAAGTTGGGCAAACCAATGCAAGGTGATGTTAAGAAATTCAAAGTGTATGTAAAGAATCCTGCAGGAAATATTGTTAAAGTAAACTTTGGCCAAAAAGGAATGAAAATTAGAAAATCTAACCCAGCTGCCAGAAAATCATTTAGAGCAAGAATGAATTGTGATAGTCCAGGCCCAAGACATAAAGCAAACTATTGGTCTTGTAGAAAATGGTAAATTTGGAAATGTGGAAAATTTTCCATATATTTAAAAAAATAGAATTATATTAAAATGGCAGATAAAACAATATTCGGTAGGTTACAAAAATTATTTTCAACAAGTACAATTGTTCGTAAAACACAAGACGGAGTTAAAGTCGTAGATACCGATGAGTATCAAAATATGACTACTAACCTCGTTGACAGGTTTATGAAAATGCGTGTTACTAATTATGGTACAGGGCAAATGGAATCTTCGATGGCATATCAGCAAGTTAGAATTGACTTGTTTAGAGATTACGATTCAATGGACATGGACCCGATTCTACATGCTGCATTAAATACATACGCAGATGAAACTTCGGCTAGAAATGAAATGGGTAATGTATTAAAAATCCATCATGAAGATGATAACATCAAACAAATTTTAGAAAATTTATTTTACGATATTCTTAATGTAGAATTTAACCTATGGCCTTGGACAAGAAACTTGGTTAAATATGGTGATTTTTATTTACAATTAGAAATGGCGGAAAATATTGGTATTGTTAATATACTTCCAATGTCTACTTACGAAATGAGTAGAATTGAAGGATTTGACCCAGAAAATCCACAAAGAGTTAAATTTGTATACGCACCATATCAAAATCCATATAATGCAGTAGGGCAAACGGCAAAGAAAGAATATGAGAACTATGAAATTGCTCACTTCCGTTTAAATAATGATTCTAACTTCTTACCTTATGGTAAATCAATGTTAGAAGGTGGTAGAAGAGTTTGGAAACAATTAATGTTGATGGAAGATGCAATGTTAATTCATAGAGTAATGAGAGCTCCTGAAAAGAGAATCTTTAAAGTAGATGTTGGTAATATTCCACCAAACGAAGTGGATAACTACATGCAAAAAATTATCAATGGTTCTAAAAAAGTTCCATTTATAGATGAAAGAACGGGTGAATACAATTTGAAATACAATATGCAAAACCTAATTGAAGATTATTATATGCCAGTTCGTGGTAGTGATAATGGTACTTCAATTGATACCCTAAAAGGTTTGGAATATAATATGACCGATGACCTTAACTACTTAAAAGGTAAGTTAATGGCAGCATTGCAAATTCCAAAAGCATATTTGGGATACGAAGAAGATACAAATGGTAAAGCAACTCTTGCAGCTATGGATGTTAGATTTGCAAAAACAATTGAAAGAATACAAAGAGTTATCATTTCGGAATTAACAAAAATTGCAATTATACATTTATATGCACAAGGTATTGATGATGATAGATTGACCAATTTTACATTAGAATTAACCATTCCATCAAAAATATACGAACAAGAAAAAATTGAATTGTATACTTCAAAGGTAGCATTGATTACACAGATGCAACAAACTAAAATGTTCTCTAAAGAATGGATGTATCAGGCCATTATGGGATTAGCTAAAGATGAACAAGATGATTTAACATTACAAGTGTTAGATGATACAAAACAACAATTCCGTTTAACATCAATTGAAACACAAGGTGTAGACCCTGCAAAGGAAACTGGTACTGACGGCCCCACTAATGTAGAAGAGGAATTGAATAGGTTAAAAACAGAATTAGAAGAAGATAATGTAGGTAGACCAAAAGACCCTGTTAGATATGGACACGATGACCATCCAGACGGCAGAGACCCATTGGGAATAAAGACACTCAAATCAAAAGAAGGTTCGGTTAAAAAATACGTTCCAAAAAATTCATATTTAGAGATATTTAAAGATATGAATGGGAATAAAAAAAAGATTTTAACAGAGAATTTAGATAAAGAGTAGTATTCTCATAGAAAAATATATTTATATCTGACAAATTATACAAATTGATGAAAAAAATAAAGCATTCAAAGTTTAAAAATACTGGATTTATATTTGAATTACTAGTAAGACAAATTACTTCGGAAATCATGTCTGCTAATAAATCAATAGCTGAAAAAATTTTAAAAGAACATTTTAATTCAAAAAAAGAATTATCAAAAGAATTAAAATTATATCAATATCTTATTAATGAAAAATATAATTCAGAAAGTAAAGCTGAACAATTCATCAATACAATATTAGAAGCTCGTAAAAGATTGGATGAGACCAAACTTACAAGAGAAAAATATAATCTTGTAAAAGAAATTAAACAAACTTATAATTTGGATGAATTTATTAAATCTCCAATTTCTAATTATAAAACATTAGCAAGTATTTATAAAATATTTGAAACAGTTACAAATGACGAACAATATGACCCAACGGATGTAGTTTCATCTCGTTTCACTATTGCAGAAAATATTATCAATTCTTCTATCCAAAATAAAGATGTAAAACTTAAAGATGCAGTTTTAGAAGAATATAGAAAACAAGATGATGATTTAAGAGCAGTTTCTTATAAATTATTAGTTGAATCATTTAATAGCAAATATAGTAATCTTACAAATGACCAAAAAGGTTTATTAAGAGAATATATTAATAATATCAATAATACTGGTAAATTAAATGAATATGTTTCAAATGAGATAACCAAATTAGTAGAAGGATTAAAAGAAGTTGGTTCTAAAATTTCTGACAAAGTTACAAAAATTAAATTAGCAGAAACAATTGCAAATATTAGAAAAATTAAATCTGTTAAAAAGATTAAAGA